CGGCCTCCTTGAGAGGCGTATTAAACATGCAGAAAAGGTAGAGAAAAATGGAACAAGCAGATAATGTGGAAGTAGCTGTAGCTACAGAAGCACCTGTGTCCGACAGACCAGAGTGGCTTCCTGAAAAATTTAAATCACCTGAAGATATGGCATCTTCATACTCAGAGCTAGAATCAAAGCTCGGTCAGGGTGAGGGTGCTTTGCGTGACCAGATTTTGAAAGAGCTTGAAACAGAAGCTTATTCAAACAGACCGGCTACTGCTGGTGATTACGCAATACCAGAAACAATTGACGAAAATCTTGCAAGTGACAATGCACTGTTTCAGTGGTGGGCTAATCATGCACATGAAAATGGTTACAGTCAGGAAGAGTTTGAAAGCGGCATAGAGCAATACGCTGCTGCTTTGGAAGCTATGGGGCCAGACCTTGATGCAGAAAAACAGGCATTGGGTGACAATGCCGATGCTCGTATTGAGGCTGTTGAACTCTGGTCACAAAAGTTTTTTCCAGAAGAGTTTTCTGAAGTTGTGATGACAATTGGTCAATCTGCTAAAGGCATTGAGGCATTGGAGTTTCTTATGCAAAACATGCAAGGCTCAAGCGTATCTCGTGATGGTCAACCAGCTATGCGTATGTCTGAAGATGAACTGCGCACAATGATGCAAGACCCACGTTACTGGAACCCTGTCAAGAGAGATGCTGGCTATGTCAAAAAGGTTGAAGAGGGATTTTCCCAAATCTACAGGTAGCGCATTTCATAAGGATGGCGATGTTGAAATAGTCAAGGCAACAAGTGAACATGCCGCCTATCTTCAGCATCGTCTTCGTCCTACTGATATTCGTGAGTGCATGATTGCTGGCGCATCTCCTTGGGCTGCGCTTCATACTCCATTGCGAGATAAGGAAAGCAAGACTTGGACAATATTGTTCAATGGTGAACCAGCTTGCATGTATGGTGTCTCAGGCATTTCACAAGATGAAGACTTAAACAGTGCTGTTATATGGCTTCTTGGCAGTAATCTTGTTGAAAAAGAGTCGCGTAAATTCCTAAGAGTAACCAGACAGATTGTAGAATATTTGCAAGATCGATACGATCTCTTAGAAAATGTTGTGCCAATAGACCACAATAGAACCATTAAGTGGTTGGATTGGTTAGGTTTTTATTTTTCAGATCAGTCTACTGTTATAAATGGATTCCCCTGCGTGCGTTTTGTGCGTTGCGATCCTACTATAGAAGTGCGATTTGAGTAATATTACGGCCTGTTTCAAACTGACAGCCTCGCAACGAGACAACTGAATGACGCAAGAAACGGACAACCGTTGGTGTAGTGTAACTTTTTTAACGAGGACTAGCTAATGGCTAATACAATTGACCAAGCCTTTATTAAGCAGTTCGAGACTGAAGTTCACATGGCTTATCAGCGCATGGGTTCTAAACTCCGCAACACTGTTCGCACCGCTGGTAATGTTCGTGGATCTGTTGTTCGCTTCCAGAAAATTGGATCTGGTTCTGCAAACACAAAGTCTCGTAACGGAAACGTAACCCCTATGGAACTTGCTCACACAAATGTTGAAGCAACAATGGCGGATTATTATGCGCCTGAGTACATCGACAAGTTGGATGAGTTGAAGACAAACATCGATGAGCGTCAAGCTGTAGCGCAATCTGCTGCTGCTGCTCTAGGTCGTAAGACTGATGAGATCCTGTATACAGCAATGGATGCTGGTGCAAACGCTACTCAGATCAGCACAACTGGTACTGCATTGGCAAAAGCAGACTTGCTTACTCTCTTTGAGACATTCGGCACAGCCGACATTCCTGAAGATGGTCAGCGTTACCTTGCTATGCATCCAAAAGGATATGCAGATTTGTTCCTGATTGATGAGTTTGCCTCATCAGATTATGTCGGTGAACAGAACTTGCCATTCGCTGGCGGCATGACAATGAAAGAGTTCTTGGGCTTCAAGATCTTTTCTACATCAGCAATTACTGCTGGTAAGAACATGGCATACCATTCAACATCTGTTGGCCTTGGTATCAACTCTGACGTTCAGACAGAGATCAACTATGTTCCAGAAAAAGCTGCCCACCTTGCAACCTCAATGATGTCCATGGGTGCTGTTGTTATTGACGACAACGGTGTCTATGAAGTCCTTGACAACAACTAGGAGTAAGATAAATGGCTTATAACGCAGCAAACCTTACTCGTATTGGTGGCGCATCAAACGGCGACCTTTGGTTCTACAGCTCAGCAGACGCTATTGCTGATGTGAACACTGAAGGATACTTCAATGATGCGGCAAACATGCTGGGTGTCCGTGATGTCATTATTGTGACAGACACTGCTACCCCAACAACCAGTCTTGTGAATGTTCTTTCAAACACTGGTTCAGTGGTTGATGTCTCAGATGGCACAACAATCGTTGAAACAGACACTGACTAATAGGAGTGGGGGGCTTCGGCCCCCCATTATCTAATGCCAACACCAGCTAACTCTGACATTGATATTGCATCACGCGGCCTGATCCTAATTGGAGCAGAGCCGATTACTTCGTTTACAGCTACAAGCACTGAAGCAACTGTAGCCAATGCTATATATGAAGATGTTATTCGCACGATTATGTGTTCTAGCCGCTGGCGTTTTTCTACAAAACAATCATCACTCAACTTATTAAGTAACGCGCCTACTGGTAGATATGATACAGCGCATCAACTTCCTTCTGATTTGTTGATGCTTCATGCCGTTACAGTTAATGATGCTATTATTGAATATAATATTTATGCAGATAAAGTATTTAGTAACTCTGCTCAAAACGATCCCTTAATTGCTGACTATACGTTTAGAGCGTTAGAGCCTAACTTTCCATCTTACTTTACATTAGCTGCTGAGTTTGCTCTTGGTGCTTCTTTTGCTTTATCAATTGCAAGAGATGAACAGCTTTCTGCTTTGCTTGAACGCAAGGCGGGAGAACTTTTGCAACAGGCAAAAACATTAGATAGTCAACAACAAACAACACGCAAACTGGTTACATCGAGGTTTATTACTGAAAGGCGAAGTTAATGGCGCGAATAAGAATACCGCTTAATAACTTTATTTTTGGTGAGATCAACCCATCTTTGACCAGTCGTATTGATTCGGCTGTTTACAATCAAGCTGGACAATCTGTCAAAAATGTTTTTATCCGCAGTGAGGGTGGTGTTATCAATCGCCCCGGATCTAAGAAGCTGCATAAATTCTTAGACGCATCTAACAATCCTATTGATTATGATTCTGCTTACAAGCAACAGATACGTCTTGAGCCTTTTGTTTTTTCTAGCGATGAAAAATATGTTGTAGCTTTTATTGCTGGCACTACCGCTGGCAGTATACAGGTGTTTAGAATTAACACTGATGGTTCATACAATTCTTTGGTTGCCACTATCACTACTGATGTTGATGGTGATGATTTGCCGTTTACATACACTAACCTTACTGAGTTTACTTATGCACAGAGTGGTGACTTTATGTTCATTGCTCACACAGACTACAGACCTTTAGAGCTTGTTAGAACAGGCTTAACTTCATTTGAGGTAAGGGTTTATGAGTTTGATTTATCTGCTGATGGCAATAGAAAGCTTCAACCATATTACAATTTTCAAGGCAGCGCAGTTACAATTGCACCTTCACACACAAGTGGTACTGGACGCACAGTAACCACTAGCTCTGCTTATTTTGTTGCTGGCATGGTTGGATCAAGTCTTTTGATTCATGATACTCAAGTTGATATTACTGCCGTCACTAGCTCAACAACAGCTACAGTTGATATCCAAGGCACCATTGAAAGACAACTTGACTTTGATTCTTTAAACACAACAGAGGGGTCTGATAAGGTTCACGTTGTTATGGCTGACCATGGGCTTAGTGTTGGTGATTCTATAATAATCACTGAGGCTGGCGCATTAGGTGGCATTAATAACGGTAGCATCAATGGAACCAGAACAATTACCAGAGTAATAAGTAATAATGAGTTTGATTATCAGGCTGGTGGTTCTGCTTCGGCAACAGCAACAGGTGGCGGCAATCCTATTATTTCTAGCACTGCTGCAACAACTGATTGGTATGAGCAATCTTACAGTTCTTACAGGGGATTCCCTGCTGCTGTAACATTCCATGAGAACAGATTGTGGTTTGGTGGTACGCCATCACAACCTAGTGGGGTGTGGGCATCTGCAAGCGGAGAGTTTTTTAACTTCGATGTTGGCAAGGGTGAAGACTTTGATGCCCTTGACTTGGAAGTCTCTGTGGGTGTGACTAACTTTATTCGCCATCTTGTGTCTAACAGAGACTTGCAAGTGTTTGCGAATCAGGGTGAGTTCTTTTTACCAGCATTCCAAGATGCTCCGATTACTGCATCGACAGCCAAGATATCTGAGCAAACTCCATTTGGGTCTAGTTATGTAAGGCCATTGTCGCTTGATGGCGCAACACTGTTTGTTCAAGCTACTGGCACTGCGATTAGAGAATATGTGTTTAGCGATGCTGAAGCTGCTTACACCACAAACATGGTTTCTATTTTATCTTCACATTTAATATCTTCACCTGTTCAGCTTACATCTGTTAAAGGTTCATTGGATCGCCCAGGGGGATATGCTTTCTTCTTAATGGATAACGGCGAGGTTGGTGTATTCTATAGCATTAGATCAGAGAAACGTGCTGGTTGGATGCGTTGGACTACAGAAGGCCGATTCCATTCTGTGTGTGCTGTGGATGAGGAGTTGTTTACTGTATGCTCTCGTGATGATGGCAACGGCACTCCGGCGTTATTCCTTGAGCAATTTAGCACAGATTTTAACATGGACTTTAGTGATGACTTTTCTGGCACTGCTGGTGTCTTTACTGTGTCTTCACACTTTGATGATGGTGCTGTAGTTGATGTAATTGATGGTACTGAATACCTTGGTCAGTTTACTGTAACTGGTGGTGACGTAGATGTTAGCACTGTTAAGCTATCTACATCTGCTGAGATTGGTTACAAGTTTGTTCCAGAGTTAAAGACAATGCCTTTGGATGCTATGGTCCCTGGGGGGCCGCTTACTGGTAGACCACGCAAGATTACTAATGTTGTGCTGGATGTTCAGGATACATTAAGTATATCCGTTAATGGCACTAATATGATTATTCGTAATGTTACTTTTAATCCAGCTTTGCCTCGTCAGGCATTTACAGGAAAGAAAGAGTTTAGGGTGTTGGGTTATAGCAAAGATCCAACTGTTACAATTTCACAGATAGCACCACTTGATATGCAACTTAATGGCATGGTGGTAGAGGTGGCGTTCCAATGAGTTTTTGGGCATATGCAGCGTTGGCTGTTGGTACTGCTGTTTCCGTTGCTGGATACGATCAAGCTGGCAGAGCAGAAAAAATCCGTCAAGATGAAGTGGCAAGGCAAGCCAAAGAAAATGCTGAGATGGTTAAGCTTAATGCTGAGATTGCTGCTACAGCAAGATCTCGCACATATACTAACTTCCTAAAAAACTCTTCTGCTATTACAGGTTTTAATAGAAGAGGTGATGACCGTTCTTTGAAAGCAATTCAAAAGGCTGGCAAAACAAAAAGTGCAGAGGAGCTAAAGGCTGCTGAGTTGCAGAGTTTGTTTACTAGAGGTCGTTATGCTAGTCAGGCTAAATTTGCAGCTTTTGAAGGGCAGACTGCCATGGATCAAGCTTTGATGAATCAGGTATCGACTGTAACGAGTAATGGTTATAAGGCTACAACTGTTACATAAGGGTAATTTTTTATGGCTAAGATTGAAGTATTAAAGGGACAACAACAAACGTCAGTTGGTCCTATTGGTATTGTGTCCATGGGCAAGGGTGGAGTTGCTGCTGGGCAAGCCATCGCAAATGCTGGTCAACGCATATTCGATGCTGCTTTTGAATATGCCTATAATGCAGAAAAAGATAAAGGGGAAGAAGAGGCAAGGCTTGCTGCTATTAGTGCTAGAGACACAGATGGCAATTTAGTATTTCCGGAGATGCCTAAGTCCCTATCTGTTGTTGCACAGAAATATTATGAACCTATTGCCAACAAGCGTTATACAGATGCCCTTCTGCTTGACATTGACAGCTTTGCACAGAAAACAGCAGCTAATCATGAGCGTGATCCTGAAGGTTTTGCAAAAGAGTTTCAGGTTTTTTTAGATACAACTCGCGATGCATCTGGCAAATATGCTGGTGTTGTTGAATCTGCTGGTGCTATTGCGTCTAAACAATATCAAACAAAACTTTTTACCGATCAAGTAGAGTTTGACGATAAGTTAGCTGCTCAAAATGGTGTTGTTAAACTAAACAAAATGATGGCTGACATCACATCTTCTGCAACTAACGGTGCCACCGGCACTGCTCGTCAGCTATTAACAAACGGACAAGAGGAGTTGCAAGGGTTTTCTGTTGAGCATGGTGATCGTGTTGGTATGGCGTTTTTACCTGAGACAGAAAAAAAGTTTCGATATGCATTTGTTAGTGGAGATATTATAAACATCTCTAATAAGCTTGCTGTTTCTCTGGGTGGTGACGACCCCTTTGCGTCACAAGCAAAACTTTCTGCTGCTTTAAACTATATGGCTATGTCTGTAGAAAACGGAAGCCTTGAGGGTGTTCCTCCCGCCATTCGTGAGCAACTTGAAAAAGCTGGCTTTAAAGAAAAATACATTAATGATGATGTATTTGCTGGCTTGCACTCGCAGATAGCAAGAGAGATTAGAACAAGGCAAGGCACCGTTCAGGAGCAGTTTAATGCTGAAAAAAATGATCGTTTGACTGGTGCCGCTGTTACTGACCTTGCAAACGGATTTAATCTATCGAAGGCTAACGCTGACTTAGTTAGTAATGCTATTGGTATTCGCACATCTGTTGATCTTTCTAACAATCTTAATTTAATAATGAATCCCCCCACGGATAAAGCGCAAAAGATTCAATGGGAAGAAAGGTTTGGTGCCTTTCATAATATGGCGTTTGAAAGCACTGGTGAGTTGCCTACTGTTATCCAAGATTATTTGACCAACGTGGATACACTAACAGCGGATCAATTGCCTGTGGCTATTGCCATGTATCAACAGGCAACCACATTTAATCGTGGCACATACTCGGAAAAATTAAGCCGTGGTTTAAACGATGAAACCGTTGTGATGTGGGAGACGCTTTCAAATGTTCAAGATGTGCTTGGAACGTCTGCTCTTCCTGAGTTTATGAACTCGTTCCGTGAAAAAGACACTGCTAGTGCGGATGAAGTAAAGGCAAATATTTTTAGAAAGCTTGGTAAGGACAAAGGCACAGTTGCATCTGCTGTTAGAGAGTTTGTCACTGACAATATTAGAAGCGATGCAAGCCCCGATGAGATTACTTTTTACACACGCTTTGCTGATGATTTACTTTACTCAATGGACAAGCCGAGAGTTCAAAAGATCCTTCAGTCAGCCGGTGATGCTGTGTTTCGTAAAAGCGATTTGTTGCATTCCAGTATTGGTCGATCAAGATTTACACCAGAACGTGCTTACACTGACGATGCATCAATGACTGACTTTAAGGTAAGTGCGCAAACTAAGTTAGAGCTTGTAGGTAGAAACTATGAGCTTGGTCGCAATGCTTTCCTTGTGCCTGATCCAAGAGAGGGATCAGCATTGCCTGTATATACGTTGGTTGATATTGATAAGAACATTATAACTTACAACGGCAAACCATTACAGGTTGGGAATGGTTATGTTCTTGAGCAGATGGCTAAAAGGCGCAATGTTACGATTGCGCAATTGCGTGTTGATGCAGCAAACTCAAGAGAACTTTACACAAGAAATCAAAAGATCTTTGATGCTCAAAAAGATATTAGTTACCCATAGGTAAAACGCAATGATGGACATAGGACGCAGAGACTTTTTTATACCCATTCCGGCAGCTATCAGTGATGAAACTCCTGTAAGCTGGTGGGAGGGGTATAAGGCTAATGTTGCCTACAACAACATGCCTCTGATTGAAAGCGTTGAAGAAGCTAAACTATTTGGCAACGTGCCGCTAGATGAAGAGTTTGATGTAGCTGCTAACATATCTGAAGAACTGTTGCCTTATTATGATGATCTTATTCGCGCAAAGAATCCACAGCATTTAGCCTATCTTGAAGAGCGTGCATACACAGCTATTGAGCGTAGGCGTAAGGCTGGGGATGCTCCGATAACAGCAATGCTTGCTGGTGGTTTGACAGACCCACTGGCGTTAGTGTCGTTTATCCCAGGATTGCAGTTTATTAAAGTTGGCAAGACCTTCGGTCAGGCGGTGAAAAGAGGTGCTGCTGCGGGTCTTGCCTATGGAGTTGCGTCTGAAGCTAGGCGTGCGCCATTTGCTGTAGCTGATGAGCCTTATGAATCTGCTAGTAACATTGTAGCTTCTACTGCTTTGTCTGCTGGCTTTGGCGGGTTGATGCGTACTGCACCATATGCCAAGCCCTTTTTTCAAAGCACTGCCGCTAAGATGGGTAGGTTGTACCGTGGCGAGAAGTTCAAGCATGTGTGGGGTGATACTACATCAAACCTAGATGATGGCTATACAGCGGCTTCTGGCGGCGATTTTGACACTACTCAAGTTAATTGGATGGGCAGTCCATCTCAACGTGCTATGCAGCGCACTGATTTGCCTGATGAGGTAAAAGAATTTTACGCATTGCTTTCATATAATGGTGCGGTATCAACTCAAGGTGCGCGGCGTGGTAAAGCGTTTCAGTCTGTGTCACAAGAAGCGCAAACATTTATCGGTACATATGAGCGTTTGCACACATCTATGCGCGACTTGCATTCACAGCAAGTTCGAGGGATTGCTAAAGCTGCTCGTGTAATGAGTGTTTACAACCCCAAGAGTGGTTTTGATGATTGGGCTAATGATACAATCCGCAGATATATTTTGTCCAACTCAAAAGATCCTAGACTGCAACGTCTTGGTAAGGATGGCATAACAGATCAACAAAAAGAAGCTGGTGTTCTTCTCGCTGATTTGTTTAAGGGCTTTTCTGATGACATGAATTACACTGGGCTTGTAAAAACAAACGACAAAATTAAAAAGATTATTGATGTAAACCAAAAAGAGCTTGATAAAAAAATTAAAGAGCTTGCTGATCTTGAGGACAGCATTAAAAAAGCTGGTGGTGCTAACAAAAAACAAGCTGCTTACAGAGACGCTTTAGATAATAGACAGGCTATATTAAAAGCTCGCATTGAGTTTTACGAAGGACAGATCGACAAGCCTCTTCGTTCCGACTTTGTATTTCCAATATTCTACGACAAAGGCAAGCTTGCCTTAGATGAACCTCGTTCTGCTTTAACAAATATATTTGCAGAAGACTATAAGATGCAACGCCTTGCCAATGGTGAGGAAATAGACGGTGCTTTTGGTGACGCTGAACTTACTCTTAGCAGAATTATGCAAGAGGATGGCGATGAAATGGAAAGCATTTTGCGTAGCGCAGATTTTGCTGGCAGAGCTAAACACTTAAAACAGCGCAAAACTAATATCGATGTAGCTAAAGTTGCAGATTATATTCATGCTGATATGGAGGCACTATATACATACATTGACAGAATGGGGCGTCAGCTTTCTTTTGCTAATAAGTTTGGTGGCAAAAATATTGACGAAGTATTGGAAGATCTTGACGATAAATTAATAAAGGCTGGTAAAGATTCAAAGGAACGCAGTCGATTACTTGCTGATTTTTATGGTGATTATGAGCGTGTAATGGGTACGTTGCAGCGCAGCCCTGATCGTTGGGACAATCAAGCTGCTAAAGCTGCCAAAGCTTGGACAGGGTGGACGTTCCTTCCGCTTGCTGGCGTATCTGCTATTACTGATACAGGTTCCATTGTCATGGCACACGGCATGAAGGATGTTCTCGCTGCTGGATTTGCTGCAACTGACACAGCTTTTGCTGGCAAGGTTGTCCGTGAAGCGCAGCTTGCTGGTGAGTTGTTGGACATTACCAAGAACGTATACGCAAGAGAGATGCTAAATGATACAGCAAGGAAGGTTAAACCGAACCTGAACGAGCGTATCATCCAGCGCGGTAATCAATTTATGTATACTGCAAATGGACTTGCTCCAATTACTTTTGGCGGCAAGGCGTTGGATCAAATACTTGCTAACAACAAGTTTATTAAGCTTTCGCGTAAATGGTCTGAAGGTAAAATATCTTTGTTTGATCGTGAGTATCTTGCGCGATATGGCATTGATGAAGATATGGCTAAGTTTATAGCTAAAGCACCTACAAGTAAGCATGAGCGTATGGATTTTGAGTTTGCTAATACAGATGCTTGGGATCAATCAACTCCGCAAGCAAGAGAGATTATGCGCAAGTATCAAGCTGCAATTGCATCTCATGCAAACAACACAATTGTTATGGGGCAAACATTTGACAAGCCATTGATTGTTGATGGTGTTGCTTATTTGCGTGACAACCCATTCTTTCAGTCAGTGCGTAAAGCATTTCCTTCACAGTTTCCAATTGAAAAGCGATTGCGTACTGGTGCTGAAAACATGGTGCGCATTGAAAGCGGCTTAATGTCTTTGCCGTTTACATTTATGAACTTTGCTTTTGGTGCAAACAATAAAATTCTTGGTGCAATTCGTGACCCGAACAGACGTTACAGATTGCAAGGTATAGCTGCTTTAATTGGTTTGTCTTATATGTCACTAGCTATTAAGAAGCCTGATTATTGGTTTGAAAAACGCAGCACACCAGAAGTCATGGCACGCATTATCGACCACTCAGGCGTGCTTGGCATCTACTCTGACCTTGCATATACAGGACTAAACATAGCTGGCAATGCTGGCATGATTGACGAAGACTTTCCAATACCGCCTAAGTATGTAAGCCCTAATCGCGAAGAGCGTATGATGGATGCTTTTGTTGAGCCGTTTGGCGCACCGGCTGGGCTTGGTCTTGAGTATGGTAGAGCATTAAAAGATTTTATGAATGGCAATACATCTGATGCATCTGAGCGTATGAAGTATGCACTGCCATTTATTGGCTTATATCCGATACGCGATGATATGCGTGAGCTAATTGGCAGTGTTGGAAGAAATTGATTGTGCGTTGTGTACTGCATTGTTGCTATGATAGGGGATTAGAATGACTATTAACTTGAGTGATAACAACCCGCGTATATCGTATGCTGTGGCGCAAGGCGTTACACAGTCTGCTTTTGTGGTGCCGTTTGAGTTTTTTGAAGACGAAGATCTTAACGTGTATGTTGATGGAGTTTTAAAAACTTTAACAACACATTACACAACAGCTAATGATTCTGGAAATACACAGGCTCATACGCAAGGCACAACTGGATACATACATTTTACGGCTGGCAATGAGGTTACTGGAATTTCTGGTGGCAGCACTGTCATTTTAACTCGTGATGTTGAGCTTCAACGTGTTACTGATTTTCCAACATCAGGTCCATTTGATGTTGCTTCATTAAATAC